CCCAGTTTATGGCCATATACGAATTTTAGTTCATATATCGCCGGAGGCTCGTAAAGAGCATTCCGTCGAGGACTATCATTCAAACTCCTTAACCCGCATGATCCTGCTCAATCTTTTTCTTTGAGTTTCGGAAATTCATGTAAACACCGGAGATAATGATTCAACATTAGATATTCTCTTTTGTTTAATCAAATCGAAACGTTGTCATCAACGGTCGACCTCATCAGAAATGGTAAGGGCGTCCGCTAATGTATAATGTTTCGGGTGTAATATATGGTCGCGAGCCATGTCGTCGACCCAAGAAGATAAAATTCTAGAATCAAAGTGTATATCACCTATTACTAAACCAAGTAATCAGTGATCACACACTAATCTAGTATCTTCTTCTTGTCGTTGACGTAGATAGTTCGCATCTTTGACAAGACAAGTAGTCAAAGCCCCGGAATTGTGGAGTTTCAAAAAGAGCTCCTCAACTTCCTCGGCTTTGCTCTTTGCTTTTCAAAGAACAGCCATGACGATGTCAGACTCTAGTTCTGCCCAAGTTCTCAACCTTATATTTAAGTTGGAAACTTGGAAGAGTTCTAGTTTCTTGGTATCGTCATTTAACAATTCCTTCTGGGCGGTTATGATTGTTTTCAAAGGTAAAGCAAATTGAGATTTATTAAAATCAAAAGCTTTGTCCTTTGGATCAACCATCACTGTCATTAACGCTTTCAGCGAAATCTTTTCTTGTTTGAAAAGAGTTCCTAATAGAGCTAATGAAGGTAACATCACAGACTTTACGTCTGTTTTGTAAAACCGTCCTAGAAGTGTTGATAAAATGGTATTAGTTCGTATCAGACCTAGATTTGCATAATATAAAATATTAGCAATTCTTGATCCGATCGACGTCGCGGATATCAGTTGTTTAACTGATAAACCCGAGACGTTTGTCCCTTGTACCACGGTCCGTTTCGCGAATTCGAATACTGCTTTTGATGGAGAGGAAATAGATTTAGATAAATTAATTTCTAAACCTAAATCCTTCATCAACAGCAAGTATTCTTTTGCTACATCATGATCGAAGATAACTAAGTCATCACCGAGAATTTCATAATTCTCGTATCAACCTAAAGTCTTTTGCGCTTTTGACGCACAAAACTGAAGGAGATAGTGATGAGTCAAAGCTAACATTGCTCACGACGACAAAGCACCCATTGGTTGACCAACAGCATACTTCAACGAAGTCTCTGCTATGGAATACTTAGACGCTCCTTTCGGTATAGAATATTCCCTCTCCACCAGTAAACTACTTCAATCGTCTCCTATCTTTCAAGGTAGAATACGATCTAGAATAGCTGACTGAAGGAGAATAGGAAGTCTATCAGTAGCTGAGCTTAAATCGAAAGAATAAGCACAACCGCTAATAGATGATTTCTTTGCCGATCGATGAACAGACTCTTCTTGATTGAAAGTCCCGTCATTAGGAATCGCTCGAACTAAATCGAACAATCCTTCATGAAGAGGCTTCAATAAAGATTGAGTCCATACATCGACAAGAGCGAAAACTCTAAGTTTCCCAGCAGCCTCCTCCTTAAACGCCAATTGACCTATGGGGTTAATCATCGAAGCCTTTCGGCTTAGATTATCAACACCAAGTCAAGTAGCGTAATCAACAGAGTCCATAAATCTTTTATAAAACCGCTTACCATTTAATTTGGTACAGTAGTTTGTAAAATATTTAAAGACATCTGTCTTGTGTAAATTGAATGCGTCTATAAATAGACCATGTCAAGATACACGATTAGAAGGAGAAGAACTTTGAATGAAGGATACTTGACGAGGTCTAATATCTAGAGTTTCGACCCAGCGAGAATACAATTCTAATCTAGAAAAGTAATTCCCACGAGCCGAATTCAAGATATGATCCGTCATGGTCTCCAAGGCTACTTTGTCTCCAGAGAAAGCCCCTGTTATAGACTGTAATTTCGGAACAAAATCCGATTTTACAATTCTATAAATACTGAAACAACTCAATCAAAATTGAATTGTTTTTGTATGTCCATTAATTATACGACGGCGATCCCTTTTATTAATAATAGAAGGTAAGCCGGAATATAATCGTGGAAGAGGCAACCCTGGTTCCAATCCCCTAAGAGATTCGAGAGGATCTCCACCTAAGTATTTTTGAAGCGCAACATGATTAGCCTTTAGTCACTTTACTGTGACCAGACTACCATGATTGCGATCCATTTTACTTATGTGAAGGATTAAGTTGTGTAGAATTTTAGCCCTCGACGAGACAGATGATGGAGTTCCATATGAAAGCAATACAATTGCTTTTACATGAAGCTTCACCACTTTCCACAATTGTGGAACAGTGAACATCTTCTCTTTAGTCACTCCGAACGATCCTAAACTTCTCATTACGGCCATAAACGAATTCAATTTTGTTTGATTTTGTTTCATGGTTTTAATGTTTAGTAAAGGATCATCTGGTTTTCCCCCTGCTTGCCAATTAATTTAATAATTGGACAAGGTTACGGGTGGAGAGCAGACATGATCCGAAGCGACCAAGATCAGACCGCGCAGTTCTCCCTTTTTAAATAAAGTGAGGACGCCAGTTCATGATCTGGTCAAGGCAGGATCGATTAAGATCGATCTAGTTCTAACGAACTACTGAGCCATCAGTCAATACTTCTAGTACAAAATTGAGAAAGGTAAAACTTTCCCAAGGTTGGGTTCGATGTAAC